CCTGTTGTTCCTTGAGTACCAGTTGCACCTTGAGCGCCTGTAGCACCTTGAGTTCCAGTTGTTCCTTGAGTACCTGTAGCACCTTGAGCACCAGTATCTCCTGTATCTCCTTTTATACCTTGAATACCTTGAGTTCCTTGAGTTCCCGTTGTACCTTGAGCACCTGTAGCACCTGTTGTTCCTTGAGTACCAGTTGCACCTTGAGCGCCTGTAGCACCTTGAGTTCCAGTTGTTCCTTGAGTTCCAGTTGTTCCTTGAGTTCCCGTAGCTCCTTGACTACCAGTATCTCCAGTAGTTCCTTGTGTACCCTGAGTTCCTTGTGTACCTGTAGTACCTTGAGTACCTGTAGTACCTTGAGTACCAGTTGCACCTTGAGTTCCAGTTGTTCCTTGAGTACCAGTTGCACCTTGAGCACCAGTAGCTCCTGTAGTTCCTTGAATTCCCTGTGCACCTTGAGCACCTGTTGTTCCTTGAGTACCTGTTGTTCCTTGAGTTCCAATTGTTCCTTGAGTTCCCTGAGCACCAGTTGTTCCTTGAGTACCTGTTGTTCCTTGAGTACCAGTTGCACCTTGAGCGCCTGTAGTTCCCTGAGTACCAGTAGTTCCCTGAGTACCAGTTGCACCTTGAGCACCTGTTGTACCTTGTGTACCAGTAGCACCTTGTGTACCAGTAGCACCTTGAGAACCTGTAGTACCTTGAGCACCTGTAGTACCTTGAGTACCTGTAGCACCTTGTGTTCCTGTAGTACCTTGTGTTCCTGTAGTACCTTGTGTTCCTAAAGTACCTTGTGTACCTTGAGGTCCGGGTTCGCCGGGGTCTCCTATTGGACCTGAAGTTCCTTGAGTTCCTTGAATACCTTGTATTCCTTGAGAACCAGTAAGACCTCTAATTCCTTGAGTACCTTGTACTCCAATAAGTCCTTGTTCTCCTTGAGCTCCTTGAGCACCAAAAGAAACAAAACTGAGAACTACGTTCTCACCATTATTAAAATTACCATTATAGGTTATACCATCTACGTCTAAGTAGTGACATGCAGTAGTACTAGAGCCTGACGTAGTTGATGCTCCTGTAATATTATATATAGCCCAATAAGAGGAATCATTAGATTGAGTTATCTTTATAGAACCTCTAGGGTTATCAGTTTGGTCATCGAAAGTAGCAAGCCATGCCGAAATATCATCAGAGTTTATATCAAAGTTTGAAACGGCTACCTTTGTAGCATCGGAATAAACATATGGAGTAGCTCCTGCGGGCGCAGCTAAATCTAAAGCTATATTAGTTTGACCGGGCACAGCAGCAGAATTATCTAAAGTAGACCAGTTAAATTCAAGACTGTCTCCACCAAAAGCACCTAATATACCTTGAGTACCTTGAGTACCCTGAGTACCTTGAGTACCCTGAGTTCCTTGAACCCCTTGTGTTCCTTGAGTACCTTGTGTACCTTGAGTTCCTGTAGTTCCTTGAGTTCCAGTAGTTCCCTGAGTACCAGTAGTTCCTTGAGATGCAGCTGTACCAGCTGTACCTTGAGCACCTATAGCTCCTTGTGTTCCTAGAGTACCTTGTGTACCTTGAGTTCCTTGAGAACCCCCAGTTCCTGTAATACCTACATCAACATCAGGAGCATTAAAATTATGAATACTAAGAGTAGATGTGCCAGCAGTCCATGTAGCACCCGAAACATAAGCGCGCCACGCACGTGGAACGGATTGCTTCATCATTGATTTTCTTGCTTTGTCACCTTTCATGTTGCTACCTTCTCGCGCCTGCTGTCGAAAAAATTATCAAATTTGGGAGTGATTAAGGCTCACTCCCAGAAGCCCTGTTGTTTCAACCTGCTCAAGCAGCGTTAATTACAACTACACCGGATGCCGGGTTAACTACCTTTAATCCGTATCGCATCGACATGTATGAACCGACAATTCCGAAACCGGGGTTTGCCTCTTCAACAGTCAATGGTCTCCTTTCCACGTATGCCATAGGTTTGACAGCGCCATCCCATATGAAAACACGGTCCGGAGGACACCAAGCGTTAACAGTCACGTTTAATCCGTAAATGCTACCAACAATACCAGTCGAAGCAGTCTTACCGAGCATCTCGGTTTCTTCTACAACATACGGCATGGAAGCGTTTGAGGTTCCATTGATTGCAGTTGTGAAGTCTGCTAAGTTAAGTAAAGTCTTGTAGTGCTGTGGAGAAATCATAATCTCGGATGCTGTGTATCCGTGACCACCGATTAGTTCCATGGCGTCGGTTACATCGCTTAAAGCGAATTCCCCGTCACCAGCTGCACCAGTTGCTTGTACGTAGTGAGTTCCTGTAAGAATTGCGTCACTTGTTAAACCGTAGGAGTAAATACGTCCTGCGTTAACTGTTCCGCCAGTTCCTAAGAAACCACCATAAACGTTGTTTGTGAAGTTAACAATACCTGATTCAGCACTATCATAACTGATAGAAGTTCCGGGTGTTAGCCCAGTACCTAGAGTGGAGTCGCCTATACCGAGCAACGCATAAATTACGTGCTTGGTTAGATGACGGTCTACCGCTCTTCTTGCCTCATTAAGGGCCATCTCAACTTCGTTATATCTTGAGTCTTCAATCATACGTCGGGTTACACCAATTGCAAGTCCCCACTCATTAACAGACACTCTCTCGGAGCGTAGGTTAGTGTGTTGGTACTTAGGTGTGTTACCTTCGTTGATTTCCTCCATTCCCATGGAGGGCTTTGCGAATGTGATATCAATATCACCGCCGGTCTCTGTAGTCATTGGTTCTGCAAACATGCCAAGAGCAGGAAGGTTTGTAACCTTATAATCCTGAATTGCATCTTTGTAGTCAATAAGTACACGTTCTCCTGAACCACCAGTTGCGTTATACGCACCTGTGTTCAAGGTCGTAAGGACACCGGTTGCTAAATTATCATTTAATGCTACCATTGTTAATACCTATATTTATTTAACCAAACCACAGAATCCGTTGTAATGTTGCTGCACCACTGTGCGCGCCACTTGGGTCGATGTAGATTCCACAACTCACTGCTGAGCTTGAACCCGGTCCAAGGTTACCATCGGCTAGAGTTGCCACATGGCCGCCCCTTCCAATTGTTCCTGAACAGTACATATTAAGTACTACACCATGACCTGTTACGACACTAGCGGTCTCGCCTGAGCTTACTGTAGTTAGTGCTACACCTACGGGGTGATTCACGTCAGCTGATGCTATTGTATCAACTTCTGCGTCTGCGCCCATTTGTAAAGCATAACCAGCAGTAATAGCGCTTCCAGCTGTGAACGGTAAAATTCTTGCTGGTGCACCACCATCATTTACTAGTATTTCTGTTGCCATTTTTAATCACCTTTTAGTAATTCTTTATCGAGAGTTATTTTACCCGATTGTTTGTCTATCTTGACTGCAAATTTTCTTTCAGTTTCTGCTGGAACAGCTTCGCCTTCGTTAGATTTACCTTTTCCGAAAGTTCGTTCTGTTTCTTCAGGAACTGGCATTGCAGCAAGAGCTTCGCTGAAACCAGTCAGCCTCGGTTCGTCCCAAGCAGCCAAGTCTTCAACGCGGGCATCCTTTCCATCTTCTTCGATTTGTCCGAACAAGATTTCTTTGGATATAATTGCCTCTACGGTTGCAGCTTTTCTTTCAGCAGCTTCCTTCTCAGCTCTCTCTTCTTCCAGTAACTTAAATGCTTCAATTTCTTTTAAAGCCTCTTCGTACTGTGTTGAGATTTCTGATTTGGATGCTTCTAATTGCTCTAGCTGCGAGCGTAGTGACGCAAATTCGCGTTCAACTATATTCTCTGCTTCTGAACCTTTAGGAGTTTCTTCAGTCATATTTATTACCTCAGTTTGATTCCCATCTTCACTCTCACACTTTTCGCCAACTTTACAAGCATCGCAACAAGAGTCGCAATCCTCGTCTTTGGCCTCGGTATGTATTTCACATTCCTTTTCAATAGTACACTCTTTACATACAGGGTCCATAGTAGTATTGTCTATAAAACTTACTTCTGTGGGACGTATGTTCGTAGCGAAAGTATCGCCCATCACATCTACATCATTGGAAAACCAATCAATGCTAACGTGGGTTACGTCACCTTCTTTTACTTTGTTCATTACTTCTTGACCGCGGTCGGTTTGATTATTGACAGTCGCCAACATCTTAACAGCAGTCTTTCCATTTTCCAACTCAACGACTTCGGGATTAGCAGCCATGCCAATTAAATCCTCCGGCGTACGTTGATGATTGAAGTATATAGGAAGCTCTTTGAAAGCTTCTATATTCTTTTTTAATATTTCCGGTTCTATATAAACCTTTTGCTCTATATCATCCTTATTGTATTCATGTGGCCCAGATGTTATAGCTAGAACAGGTATCTCTACACTTTTAAACCCCTCATTGTCCATGAAGTTTATATCTTCAGGACTATCTAAGGAAAGTCCAAAGGTGCGACGTACGGGTTCTTCAGATATACTTCTTCCGAATTCCCTCTCTACACCGTTCTCGTCTGCCCACATATTACACATATTGGACGCAAGCTCATCGGAGTTATCAAAACCCCGTTTCTTTAAGGAAGCTTCTACTGAAGCTACACATTTTTTATAACTCATGCTCTGTCCCCTGTTGCGTTAGCAGACGGCTTATTTCCTCTGTTCTGTGCTCTAGCAGATTCTTCTTTCTTATCTTGATTCTTTCCACCAGAAATATTTGCATTCTTATCACTTTGCTCCTTTTTTATAGGAGAAGCCTTGATATCTTCGGATGTTTCCATGTCTAGTTCAGTTACACCTTCAGGGTCAAGACCTCGCTCTTCTCTAACTTCGCCCGGCGATAGTACACCCTCAGACAGATAAATCATATCCGTCTTGGCTTTAGTGAATGCATCTTCTACGTTAATCTGCCTAAACTTAAACCTAGCCTCTCCATTTTCTAATTGAGGCATTAGTTGTGCATTCATTGCAGATTCTATCATAGTTTGTAAATATCTTACATATGGTTCAAAAATGGGTCGAGCCTTTTCAGGGTCGGTCCACATTGTTTTAGGAACTTTCAATGCCATATGTATCTTATCTAATATGTCGTCTGTATATTTACCATATTCAAACGCTCTTTGTGTTCCTTGTAATTCTTTAATTATTATATCGTTTCCGTGAATAATATCTTCACCGGGCTCTAGCGCGTTAAAGGCATCCACCACTTCGTTAATTTTGTCAGGACCATAAGGCATATCGGGAAGTCCACAAGATATAT